TGCTTGGCTATTTGTTCAATAGTGTAAGTTTGTTGTTTATTGTTTGTCATTTCCGTATGCTTCGTTGTACATCTTTATGGCTTTTTCAAATACCTTTTGTCTTGCCTTGAAATACTCAACACTTTCAAAATGATATATTTTATTAATCATTTCAAGTTGTTCAAGGAACCACTCAACTGTCGTTTGTTGTTTATTGTTTGTCATTTCTGTTCTTTTATTTTAGTAATGTAAGTTGGATCAGTTGCATACACACCGTTGATGTTCTGCAAATATCGATCTTGAATGTGAATGTAGCATTTAATATTATCCTCATATGTTTTATACTTGGCGTACACCCCGTGTTTACCAGAAACATATTTGCATTTGTGATGAGTGATGCCGAACATATTCTTGGCTTGCTTTCCTACATTGCTTTTTCCAAGATTTGATTCTAATCTCGCCTGGGCCACAGCCACATTGGCTAGAACGCAACCGTTGTCGTGCAAACATTTAACAATTGCCTCTTCAGACAATTCAATATCTTGCTGTTCTGTAGGGTGAATATATTTATACACAACTTTAAAAGTTGGTGTAGTTGTAAGTAATTTCACCAATAAGTATACAATTGATAACATCAAGAGTACAATTAGTATTTTCCCCCAAGGTTTCTTAGGTCGGGGGATTAAATTAAGGTCTGAGTCCAAATAGTAATTCATATAATTTGTTATAAAGGGTTACAATAATATATATTTATTTTTAAAATTCCAAGTTATTGATTGGGGTGTTCGATGATATGATCGATATAAAGTATCGACAAGATTGCTGCGAGCATCATTACTATGATGTATAACACCCAAACTATCAATGCGATAGAGCGTAAAAACTTCTTCATATAATAAGATTATCTTTCTCAAAGTTCCAAGTTTTTATTGCAGCTTTCCAATTCTTCATCTTGTTTTTTCCAATCATCCAATTCTTAGATTCATAAAAGTTCCAAAACTTTTCGCCTTGTTCCATAGGATGTCGGACCTTGAGTCTTTGTAGTTCAAGCCATACATCATTCAGAGTAGGTGGTTGAAATCGTTTAGAGGTAGGAGCATTCAAATTATCGAATGCCTCGATTAAGGTTTCGTTGAACCGCCACGAAGGGTTGGCCTTATCTAGCAGATAATTCAACAGTATTTGTATTTCTTTGCTCATAAGTTTTAATTACATTGTTGATGAATTCATATTGAGTTTGGTATTCTTCTGGGGTCTCTAACCATTTTTTAGATCTGGATAGCGATTGAATTATTGTGGCGTGTCCTTTGAGGCCCACCAATCTAGAAATATTTTGTAAAGTAATCTTAGCATAGTTGTAGAGCATATAAATATAGATGTGTCGTATAAAAACTTCATCATTCATACGGGTTCTACGCACCTCCCATAACTCACGGGGTACACCAAATTCTTCCTCAATTATTTCCACAATTTTATTCTTAGCATTTGTTTGCTGTTTGGTTTCAATGTATATCATATATATTATTTTTTAGTATTTTTTGAATTGTACTTGCATGAAATTTTCCATTTTTACTACCCGTATGTCCCATCATATTAATCATTTGAGCAATGGTGCGTAATGATAAACCTTGATTGTGATATACTTTGATTTGATCAACAATTTGATATGCCTTTGGGTCTCGGACCAATTTACCATCCTCATTCTTAAATCCCAGGGGAGGATATGCACAATAGACTTTCATTGTCTTCTTAAGATTTATTTTAACGGATCGTGTGTACTCTCCGGTGACATCGCTTTGGTACTCGGCAAACACGGCCATCAGATTTCGCATAGCCTTACCGGATGATCCGCTCATCTCAGGTTCTTCTATAGAGTAGAACTTAACCTTCTTTTTTTCTAGGATGTCCATATGATTCAAGAAGTCACGGAGATTACGAGCAAATCGTGTGGAGTGCCAAACAATGACAGCGTTTACATCACCCTTTTTTAGTCGATTAAACATCTCTTGGAATGCTGGTCGGTTAGTATTTTTTCCACTAAAGCCAGCATCCTCATAAATATTTTCCAGTATAAATCCTTTGCGTTCAGCAAATTCTTTGATGCGTGCTACTTGGTTGTCCAAGGATGTACCTTTTTCTGCTTGCATATCCGTACTCACCCGGATGTAGCCAATTGCTTTCATATGATTCTTTTTCTTTTAATAAGTTTGACAATAAGTTCTTGTTTGGTAATACCTTTAATCACACAATACTCATTGAGGTACGGCATCAAATGGTCCTTAACCGGAATACTAATTTTCTGATGGTCCACTTGTTTGATTAAATCTCTCGATATAAGAAATCGTTCGGATCGTATACGATTTTCCAAAATAATAGAGAGATAGTCAAGAGCTTTTTTAGAATTGCTATGCTGTGCGATAAATTCATCATAGACTTCTTTAGGGATATATGCATCAATCGATTTCATCTAAGTAAATAATTTCTTGTTCAACTCTATCATAGATATCATCTGCTTCAAATATCCACGCATATTTTATAGCCTCCTGAAGGTCATCGAAGTAGAGGTCGGCTGTCCAACAATAGAAGGATTCTTCTGCATCCACCTCAAAGTATAGTGAATCTTTGGAGATGGTAGATGAGTGTTGGTTGATGAATTCTAAGGTATCCTCTATTTCATCCTCCAAGGAGATTAGAAATTCTTCTACGGATGTATCACCGATTGGTTCATTCCATCCGATTAAAGGAACTAGGTATCTCGGAGGATTAGTGCCATAGTGAAAGGGGTTGTATACAACAGTCCCTCTGTTTTTTAGTTTGTCTGCTATTAATGAGTACATTCTACTATCTCCTTACATAATTGTTGTGGGACTTGTGATCTGAGGTAAGAACCTTTCAGGCCTTGAGTACCGGTTCTGCTACCACGGGGGGCAGAGATGTGGCAAGACATTCCGTTACTACAGGCTGGGCGTGGTTGCCATTGGTAGTTATTGGTCCAAATATCTGTAGGTTTCATACGGGTATCGCCATACTGACAATAGGTGACGGTATTACGGATGTGGAGTATCTTACCCCATACATCCATCTTACGCATCATACCTCTTGGATTCTCAATGTACCATATTAGATTGGGGTTCAATTGCATATAGTGTTCGATGATGCTGATTGTTTTCTTGAGGATTTGTAAGCCCATAATAGCATCTTGTGTTTTGGGTCTCCGATCTAATGTCCAATGCTTACCTATAGAGGCAACAGAGAATGTAGTACACGGAGGTGAGGCCCAAATCATATCCGGGATGAAGGATACTTTATCGGTATCGAATTGATTGATATCAACGGCATAATCAATGCCATCAAACGGTGTCCAATCTGAGGAGAATACCTCGTGACCTAACTCATCGCATACCTTACCGATACTGCGAGAACCTGCGAATAATTCTAATACTTTCATGTCTGTTTTATTTGTTTAGGTAAATAGTTTGTACTTTATTTCTACTGAACTCTCCCCATTTATTTGTGTACTCTTTAAGGACAATCTCGAAGATGTAGTCATCAATAGATTCCACATGGTATTTGCCTGATGCCATTTTCTGTAGTGCATTGATAATCTTGCGAGAATTATGCTCCAAGGTGTGGTAATTACCACCACATCCACAGCGACAGCAGTTACCTCTGCCCTCATACATCTGGTCAATTTGACCTAAGGAAAAAGTAATCTCCTTTGGTTTTTGTACTCCCAATTCAGGAGAGTGCATTGGTGTATGTGTTATCTTAAATTCCATAAGTGCCATCGATTATTTTAATTTCAGCTTTTAGATTAACTATTTCTTTTTCCAACTTCTCGATGCGTTCTATTACTTCGGCTTTCTTGTTGTATATTTTTATCCAACTCCAAATGGCATCATCAATAACCTTAACTTGCTCATCCCAATATGGCGATGGAAAGAAGAACTCTGATGAGTACAAGTCATCTCCTTGTTTGTCAAGTTCACGAATAACGAACGATGTGATTCCTTGATTGTGAGTAGTGAGGAAGTGGAGGTCGATGTCTCCAAGTCCTTGTGAGTAATTAACAGATACCAAAGAAACATCTTTAATGGTTAGATAGATGTTGCGATCTGATTCTTCTACTTGTGCAATAATTTGGTGTATCATATTTTTTTTTATTTAGTCTTTATAAATTCCAATAACGCCAGGGTTAACCCACTGAGCAAAGTAGCCACTCTTTTCAAGGAAGGCTGTTAGTTCTGTACTTACACCTAGATCGTAGTGGGTGTAGTTCTCTGTCCAATAATTGAACATATCGTATCCACGAGAGTCCATCACCGGCTCCTCTGCTGAGACAGAGAAACAATCCGGTGAGTTCTCAGTCCATCCGTTGCCATCGGCAAAGATTAACATTTTAGGATATTTTTGGAGGAGTTGTTCGATGAGTGTTGTTTTTTTCATAGGTCTATAACATGAGGTTCGGTGTAATAAAAGAATTGAAATTGTGGTAATGCAGTTTCTAAGGCTCTGAGGTAATCATCGTGATCAAACCATTGGTCTTCTTCTCGTTCTGCTTTTACCATAGGTTCTAGTACTCTCTCGATAGCATCATCAGGTGCATCAGTTACAAGGAGCATATCCTCCTCATCGTAAGCGGTCGTTTTAATTTGATATAAGTTCATAGTTTATTGTTCGGTTAGATTAAAGATTATTTTAGACATATTTTTTGGCTTGGTATTACTAACAGATATTACATCTCTAGCCCAAGAACCAATTAAATCATTATGTTCTGTGCGAT